TTTTGATACCGTACTGCATCCAGCTCTTAGCGATAACACCACCGTCTTTCATCAGCTCATCGTGTATCCTGTCTGCTACATATTGATACATGTCATTAGCTTTGTCTTCCTCCACCAGGTTGCACATCCTGCCTGTGTCTTTGTCTCTCAATAACAACGATAGTATCTGCATACCATTGTTCGAGCAGTCTTGACGCACAGGTAAGTAGCTAACATATCCGTACCCCTCCTCTGTAAACTTCTTAAACTCTAAACAGAACCGCAGGAAACAAAACGGATCACTTGCATCTGTCCACCAATCAGTACCGTGCGGGTCATCAGCAGCTTCTAATATAAACTTCTGTCGTTTACCTACCCACTCAAGTCTCTCTGCTCGTGTACCCTTCACTCCCCACATGTTAGCACCGTGTATCAACACAGCTTCTAAGTCCTCTTCATCCACCACTTGTTGACCATTCTTGAAGTCTAACAAACTCTTAGCTAAGTCAGAACCTTGGGGATGTAAGTAGTACGGTAAAGCGTACACTCTGCCCCTGTAATCACATCGATACGGAAAGTATATCTTATCCCAATTCCTGTACATTTTAGCGAGGTGTAAGATACGACAAGCTTGGAATCTTTTAGAGCTATTACTAGCGTTGGTCTGTTTAATATCTTTCTGCTTTAATTTCCACACCATCAACTCATGCTCATCACTGCCTGTATAATAAGGTTGTTCAGGTATCTCTCCAAATTGTGGGATGTTTCCTACTACTCGCTCGTTCTCCCAACACTTTAGAGTAATATCTAAAATCTCTTCGTTAATTTTCCACTCCACTCTTTGAAGTTTATTAACAGCAGACATTACATGATCGTAGTTATTCCCCTCAAACCATTCAACAGGTTTACCTGTAAAGAATTTCTGTGCAGGTAACTGTTCTATATCGTACCCACCACCCATCAAGCCGTGCCAATCAACTGGACGGTCAGGTAGAGCCATCTTAAATACTTCCCCTGCTTCCTTCCACTTATCAAAACGATGCATCCAATCTTTAAACTCAGGCGTAGGTAATACAAAGCGTTCCGGCATCTTACTACTGGTACTCTCACGCATACCCACTATAAACAAACCAGTACAGCACCGGATTTCCTCCAACAACCACAGTCCAAGAGCAGTCTTAGCTTTGTGATGCCACAATTCAAACCGTACATCTTCGTACTTATAAAACTGGGTGATCTTACTTTGCTTACTCCTGTCGTTTATCTCCAACAAATCACGCTTGTTGTGGCTCAAGTTCTCCAATGCATACTTCCACCGGGCTTCGTTTTCAAATGCTTTACCGATACGATGACCCATCTTTCCGATAGCTAAGTGGTTGTCTATGTTGTTAAGGAATGTACGCAAAGCAATAACAGCTATTTCATACGGACACATATCCATGACAAAGGTCAGGTAAAGTGGTGTGGTGTAACCTGGACTACTGAATTGATCGATGATGTGCTTGACCCTGTCTCCTAACTTCGGACACATACTCTGTAACATACGCTTGCACGATGCTGTGTGGCTTGACTCTCCTTCTTTGCGTAGCTTTGCTTGTCGGTTACGATACTGCGTCCGTCCCCACTCCCGCATCTTAGCTACATGACCTTGGCTTTTATCAATCATGTGCGTTATTAAACCAACATTTAGGTAGCTGTCTTTGCTTGTCCGTGCGGTAAGCTATTAACTTGCCTTCAGCGTCCCGTACATAGTTGCCATTCTTATCCCGCTCAAAGCCCGTGATCTCTGTATCCGCCCAGAACTTATTCCACCCAACAGCTATGGCGTTGTGATCGATACTAGACCAATTAAAGGGCAAGTCAGTTACGGATGTTTCGTACTCTTCCACACTCATCTAATAACTCACCTCTAATTATGTCCGCCTCAGCTTCCCAAAACAGGTCAACTCTTTCTCGGATCATCGTATCCTTCCCGCCTGAGCCAATCTTCGATGGCTTCTTCGTCACCATCAAACTCTTTAATCTCTTCCAAAAGCCACTCTCTTTCTTGTTCTTCTTCATCTGCTAAATCATATGGGTTATTGCTGTTAAGCCAGCTGTCGTAATTCGGTAAATCGTAAGCTCTCATAGTCCGTTAGGTAGCCATAGGTTAGTGTTTCTGTTATGCTTTCTTCGATTCCAAAGAGCAGGTACAACTTGCAGGTTAGAAGGATGATGTAAACCACCAAGACTTAAAGGTAAGACGTGGTCAACATGAAACTCTATTCCTAGTTTGTTTTTAAGACGGGCACTGTGCTCATAATATTGTTTAATCAACTGTTCCTCGGTAAATGTAAGTTTAGTACTAGCTTTTTTTATACGAGCACGACGCTTACTGGCTGCCGTTCTGCCGTAAATAACAGTTTTATTTTTATTGTTGTCTTTCCACTTGTTAACGCTAGCTAAAACAGAATTTTTATTTCTTAAATAATACTCTCGATCTTGTATTCTCTTAAGCTTTTTAAATGCCTTACTCTTCTCTCGCTTTCGTCTAAGTTCCAACTCTCTTTCCAAGCTTTCGGTAGTAACCCATACTTCTTTAGCTATAGGTCTACATTGTTGCCACTGCCTGAAAACCAAACCTTTTACAAGTGGGTGTTTATCTCCTCTTTTATAAGTCTTGTGAGGATTGCCTGTTTGTATGGCTACTTGGTCTATCTCGATGCCTAAACTTCTTTTAGTTTTTTTTCTCTTAAAATCTTCTATTGTTTTCATTCCTCCTCCAGTTTCTCAAGGTGTTCTTTGTAGTGCTGTAAGGACAGGTAAAGGTCAAGCCAAGCCCCGTCAAGCTCTCGGTTCATATCGTTGTTAAAAATGTGGAACATCAGTTCCTCGGTCATGTCGATTGGGTCTAATAGTATTTCTTTCATAGTTCATCATATAACCAAGCTAAAAATAAGATTCCAATAATTATAAAACATCCTAAACCTAGTAGTGTCATTTGTATTGTCATTTAAGTGGGTTGTCGGTTGTCTGTCTTATCACTCCTTCAATCGTGCTTGCAGGTTTTCGGTTAAGTAACTCCTGCTGTAGCTCAACCAATCGGTCACGGACACGTACGCTATCAGGTAGTTTCTCAAGGACACGTAAGTAATGATCGATAAGCGTTTGTAAGCTCGGTTCGTCTAAGGTGGATAAATCGGATGGGTCAGTGTTATTCAAAGTCATGTTCGATACACTTTGTGCCCTCTCGTTCCATCCCTTGCAAGCTTTTATCGCAAACATCACAAACTTTAGTTAAAGATCGGTTAATCCTCTTGATAACACCTTTGCATTGCTCTATGAAATCTTCTTTGGATTCCGCTGTGCCTTGATACTCAGGATATTCTCGACAAGACCAAATAAGCTGCGGACAGGTAAGGTATCGCTCATTATCTATTCGATAAAAGAAGCTTATCTTCCTGCCGTTGTGATCGGTTAGGTAGATGGTTACACTCATTCGGTTTCGGGCAGGTAAGATTTAAGTGCTTCAACAGGACATGATTTCAAAAGCTGTTCAAGTGCGGTTGTGTCAGCGTATTGCAGAATATCTATGTCAATCTGCTTTAAAACTTGGTCTATTAATTCTTGGTTCATATGGTCAGGTAAGTTTATTATTTATTTTTGTTTATTCTCTTTGCTAAGTGAAACCTAAGTCTCAAAGTTTGAGCTAGATTTATACCCGCTTGCCTAGCTTTCTTTTCGCCATTCGCTTCAATCGTAGCAACAGGTAAAGGTTTGCCTGATTTGTCCAGGCAGATTATTTGGTAAGCTTTGATCATCCTAGTAAGATGCTTATAAGTATTGCAATCCAAGCAACGCCACAGAAGGCACACATGAAGATATTTGCGATTCGATCGGAGCGGTTTGGTTTGAGCCAATGAGGATATTTTAAGGATGAGGTGGTTTTTATTTTTGAGGTCATATTATGCAACCTCCTCCTCATCTACATAATAATGCTCTGCAATCTCTTGCCAGTCTACATTCTGTAAGAAAGCTAATGCATAATCTCTGCCGATTCCTTCATCTGTGGATTCCTCGATTAATAGCTCTGCAAATTCACGCATACCATCAGGAGATCCGTGTGACCATGTTTCATTATCGCCATTGAATAGCTCTAAATTAACACGCCATGTTTCATAGTTTGACCAGCCGTTGTAAGTAGTATCTGTTTTCATAGTATTTTTGTTTGATAGTTAGTTGTATAATTCTTTGATCAATACATAATCAGCAAGACTGACAAGCTTTTCTTTTTCGTCACTTGATAACTTACTGCTGATTCTGTCAATTAAGTCGCAAAGCTCCAAAGCAATCGGCTTTTTGATAGCTTGGAAGGTAAAGATGTGTTGAATGGGTTCCATGATGTTATTTGTATCTGACTGTGAAGCCTAATTCTTCCAATGTAGCTATATCGCTTGCATCAATGGTCTTTTTACCTGTGAGCTTGCTGATAGCTTTGGCGTGATCTGAAACAACATATATAAGCTCATTGCCGTAT